ATTCAGCCCTGTGTCTCCACCCGTTGGTCAAGACAGAATGCTAAGAAGTTTAATGCTAATCCGGGTCGAGGTCTTATCATCTCTACTCCTAAGGGTTATGACTACTTTTATGAACTTTATAACAGACAAGAGTCTAATGACGACTGGAAGAGCTACACCTATACTTATAGGGATTCCCCTTACCTAGACCCTGAAGAGATTGAACGAGTAAAACATGACCTAGACCCTCTTAAGTTTGCACGAGAGTATGAAGCCTCCTTCGAGGATTCTGGTAATAGTGTCTTCTACTGTTTTAACCGTAAAGAACACATTGATGAGAAGCTTCCTAACTTTGAAGAGAAGGAAGACGTCCATGTAGCTATTGACTTTAACGTCGGTATAATGGCGAGTGTCATCTTTGCCCTCCGTGGTAACCAGATGCACATCCTTGATGAAATGAGTGGCCACCCTGACACAGAAAGTTTAGCTAAGGCTCTAGCTGAGAAGTATGAAGGACATCGTATCATTGCCTACCCTGACCCTAGTGGTCGAGCACGGAAAACCTCTGCTGCGGTTGGTATGACAGACTTTAAGATTTTAGAAAGCCCTCCTTACAAAATTATTACAAGAGCACATCAGAAGGCTCCACCAATTATCGACTCGGTGGCAGCAGTTAACAAAAAGTTTAAAACAGCAGCCGGAGATATTGATCTTTACATTCATCCACGCTGTGTAAATACAATCCGGTCTGTTGAGAGAACTCAGTGGACAGAAACTAACCCAGAGATCGCCACCATCGATAAGAAAGAGGGGGTCGAACACTGGTCCGATGCCCTACGCTATGCTATTGAATACTTGTTTCCTGTTCGTTCAGGTACCAAGGTGGCTTCTAAGGGGTTCGGTTTTTAATCATAAAGGAGAACTATCATGTCCATTTTTGGAAGAGTGGGTAGAACTGTTGCAAAACGCTCTGCTCGAAGAACTACAAGCACTGTTATGAGTGCCGCTCAGAAACGTGCCCTAGCTAAAGCTGTAAAGGCTTCTGCTGCTGCCCGTGCTAGAGGAGGCGCTAAGCGTATTTTCAGTAAGGGTGTAAGGGCCACTGCGAAGGTTGCCCGTCCTGTAGGCCGTACTGCCCGTGCTGTTGTAAAGACACCAGAAGGCCTACTTGCAACAGGGCTTGGCTCTGCTGCTATTGTTTCTAGGGCCACACGTAAGAAGGCTAACTCTACTTCTAATACTAACGTTGCTGTTGCTAAGATTAACCGTACAGCTTCTAACATCACAAACTATGCTGCAGGCGGTGCTCGTCTTGCTGTAGCTACAACAGTAGGTGGTATTAGCTATGCTACTGGAAACACTTCTGCCAGACAGTATGCTGCTAGAATTGCTAAAGCTTCTGCTACAGCAGGTTCAAACATTGCTGGCAATAAACTAAGAGCTAATGCTAACGTACTTAGAGCTGCCTCTGAACGGCGTTTACAACAGAGTATAGATGAGGTAGACTCTCTCTTTAACAAATATGTTCGTGGCTCTTAAGCCAGTAATAAAGGAATAAACAAATGACTATTAATAATTCAAACTACAACGTAGGGTTGACTACACCGGGTCGTCGGGTTGCTGAGGTAACTCCAGGGCCTGATCGCCTTCCTTTTACCGCCCTCACTGTCTATGTGACAGTAGGGGGTACAATCACTTACACAACCGTTTCCGGTGATAGTATCACCCAGACCGTCCCTAACTACTATGAGATTCCTCTCCAGATTACCCACGTCACAGCGGCTACCGCTACGGGTATTGTCGCTTACGGTTAATAACAAAAGAAAGGTGCTAAAATGTTAGGACTAAGACTGGGGTTAGGTTCCCGAAAAAGAAACCTTTTAACTATTTTGCTATCTAGCGCGTCCTTTTCCGCTTATGCTATTCTCAACCTTGAGCCTCCCCTAGTCCTAGACTTCGATGAGACCTTCTACCGCACAGGTGGCACAGCTACGGACCTTGTGAGTGCTACTACTCATGCGCGGGCAGGTAATGCCACGATCGTTGACAGCGATGGGCTTCTCAAGTGGGCACCGCATAACTTTGCTTTTCCAAGTGAGGGGTACACTGGCGGAAACATAACCAAAAACGCAACAGTAACAGCAGGGCAAACACCGCCATCTGGTATTTCAGATGCTGCAAAATTAGACTTTACTTTATACCAGTATTATGGGCACCTCCATTCTTTGACGGCTGGATCGCTATACACTATTGCTTGTTGGTTAAGGGCTGACACACCAGGGACAATTTCCTTTAGAAACAACTCTAGCG